TCTTCTTGAGTTAAAATACTGCTCATGATTATTTAGCCTCGTTCCAGTCAACACCCATCAAGTTACCAACAGCCAGAGTTTCATCAGATACTTGCTGGCGGTTAGGCTGGTTATGTTGGTGAGTAGTGGTTTGCTTTTGGGTTAAAGCTGCAATTTTTGGCAAAGCTTCGATCTGCGCTTTAGCAACATCAGGATGAGTTTTTGCCAGTTCTTTGTAGTAATTAATGGCGACATCACCTGTTAAACGTCCATCACTACAAGCTGCAAGGATGAGGTCATCCATCTCTTTAGTTTTTTGAGCGGCTTCAGCATTACCAACTTTCGCAACAGCTTCTTGGTATACAGCGATTGGTACAAACTTGGTCGGATCAACAACAGCCTGACTGTTTGCTGCCGCTTTGACTTCAATGGCTTTATCGATAGCAGCCAATAAGGTCTGATCATTAGCAGTTGAAGTACCAAAAGCACCATCAAGTTTAGTGAAAACACTATTGGCAGCTGCCAACACTTCTTGTTCTGAAGCGGTTTCAGCCAGCCCCAGTTTTTTAAGCATGAGCTTTAGAAACTCATTCATTGTTGAATCCTCATCATTGTTTTGGGCAAAAAATTGCTGAGCTGCCGCAGCAAGCTTGGCTTCGGGCAACTGATCTAATGCAGGGTTGTTTGTTAAAGCGACATTGATTAATGCTAGGATTTCGCCTTGTGTGTTGTAGAAAAATACAGGCGATAAATATTTGTATTCACCCGACTCAATAAAGGCTTTTGCTTTATCAAGCCATTCAAATTTAGTGCTACATATTCCAACTCCATCGATATACCTGAAGTTTGCAGACTTCAACCAGCCAGCAGCTGGTGCAGGCTCACCTGTACTCTGGCTTTTTAATGTGGCGTGTTCGTAGTCGATGACCATATCAACCTTGTGTTGATTCAAAGCAGCAACGATTTCACGACCACGCTCTGGTGTAAGGACCCAATGAGGCGCATCTGTAGGACGTCCATCACGGCCTTGGAAAACACCTTCAGGAACCAATACCAAATATTCCGCTTGATCGGACGGTACGGTTAAATCGAATGAGCATTGAGCTACAAGAATTGAATCGGTCATAACATCAACTTTTTAAATGATGTTATGAGATTAGAATGTGGGGAGAAAAAAGATCAGGCGGAAACACTTCCGCCCAGTTTTAGAAATTAAATAATTGATGCCAGTAATGGTCTACATCGTCAAAAACGGCAAGCTCAGCTTCATGCTGTAAATTGCCAGTACTATCCATTGGTAAAAATGGTCTGGCAGGAATATTTCCCCATGGAAGCGGCCCATTTCTTGAAGACTTACCATATTGACCTTGCTTAGCCCCAAAGTGCTGTGTTGGCGCTTTGGGGTCATTTGTCCCAATCTCGACTTCATTGTCTGAAACACGTGTAGTAATACTGCGACGCAACTGACCAGATTGAAATAGCATTTTCCCTGACTTACGACGGGCCAAGGTGACTGGGCTTAAACCAGCCCATGCTGGACGACCTTCCGAATCAAAGTTGTCCTCGGTAACAGTCAAAAAGCTATTGGCAATTGAATGCCCCAAAGGTGATGTATCAAGCATTGCTTCAGCAACGCGAGTGAGACGAGTCCTTAATTCTCTATTACCAAGCTCTATAGTCATTGAATCAACTCCAGACCTTCAGATTGCCAGTCTTTTTTGCGAACAACTTGAGAGATGATAAAAGAGCCATTCGTTTTATTTAATGAAAACTGAACAACATCTTTTTCAAGGACATAAAACAATAGTTCACCCTTAGCATCCCAATACACTTGTTTAGTTTCAGTAAGTAATTGAGGCAAGGCCATTAATCGACTAACCGCTATACCTGAATATTCCTTATGGACAATAAGCGCATCGCTTAAGAATAAAAGCTTAGATTCCAATGGAACATTTTGGCGCATAAGTAGCTGAACTTCTTTGGCTTGAAGGGAACCAATGACAGATATTTCATTTTTTGGCTCAGCTAGACGCAAAGCATTTTGAATAAATTTTTCGTGGATTTTTGCACGTGTTGGAGTATTCAATAATTCCTGAGTTTGTTTTAAACCTTTAGACATACCCATTAAATCTGTTGCTCGTTGAGCCATAACATTATCAATCAAGTAACTAGTGGCTGGTGATCCATTAAAGCCAGCTGCTGGAGCAAACGTTAGTGTGCCGTCTTTGGTTGGGATATTGAATTGAGTCCGTTTTGCAATCACATCAGCACCAGTATTACGATCAGTACCGACTTTTTCATTAATTGTGCTGGCATGATCTTTGCCAGTTAATATTTCTTTGCCTTCAACCTCACGTCTGGATCGGGCAATAATACGGCATTTGCAACCCCATTCTGACGGTGGATAGGCTACCGACCAAAATGGGTCGTCATAACTAAAAATCTTTCCGTTTAATGCCACATGTTGCTTGCGCGGGTTACTAATGGAGATATGACGCCATTCCCACCAAGGTCGTGTTTCAGCACCAGCCAGCATTGCTTTATAACGTCCAGCTGCAAAAGCAGATTGCATGTTTGTATCGTAAATTGTTCGTAACCGACGCGGGCTGCCAAGCTGTACTTCCTGTTCACGGCCTTCAGGGTTAACAACTATTTTCTTTCCCCACCAGCCTTTGTCTTGAAGCGTTGGAGTAATACTCGCTTTCCATTGCTCAAGCGACTGGCCTTGCTGCATTGCTGTAATTAATGATTGGCGGATATCTTGAAGCAGATCCATACGTGCAACTTTTGCCACGGTAAATGCTTTGCTGTGTGCATTATCCAGTGTTTCATGCCAGTCCCAGCCAATCTTGAAGCCTTTCTTTTCCAAATAAGAAATGGCATCTTCAGGAGGCAATGTAAACAGAGCATTCAACTCTGGCCGTTGTGCAGTGGGCATTAGCTTTGCTCCGTTTGAACACTCAGACGGCCCAGCATTTCACTTGCAAATATTAGGCGTGTCAGTTTTTCCTGTAATGCTGGTTCATCATCAGCTGGATAGGCATCCTGCAAAATAGCAAGTATTTCTTCTTCATTGCCTGACTGAATTTTTGACAATAGCTGCTTAGTCCATGACTCAACCGTGTCTTGGGCAATATTGGTTTGATCCTTCAGCAACAGTTGTAATGCTTGCTCTTCAATAGGGAGCTGTGCTGAATTGGCAGCAATAATGCCACCTAACAATTGAGGCTGATATGTGTTCATCGCTAGATTAGGTGCTGGCTCTTTTTGAATACCCAATATTGGCTCTTTATCATCGGCAGGCTGTGGGATTCCAAGCTTCTCATGTGCCCATGACAATGGGATTCTCATTCCCACACCAACCAGCTTTTCAAGAGATTCACCAAAGACCTGCATGTCTTCAGTATCAGATGTATCAAAGAAAAAGCTTGGATAGCGATCAGGTTGAATATTTGGATAGTTCAAACGCATTAAAGCGCTGACAAGATAATCAGTTAATGACCGCGCTAATTGTTTAGCATCAGACTTAATAATTTTTTCAAACTGAAGCTCATGTGTATTTGATTGGGCATTGGTACTAGTTTTACCGTCGGCCTGACTTAATAAAGTTCCACCAACAATAATTTTTGAAGCTGTTTTCTCACACCAATCAATGAGTGACATATGATTCTTGGTGTCACCATCAGCTGCCGATTCAAAATCCAAACTCATACCCGCTGGAATAATACCTCCAGCATTACGACCAATCGACATAACTGCACGCAGTAAAGTCATCTTTTCCTGATCTGTTGCTCCTGAAGGATATTTACCAAGGCGGATTGGCAGACCGTAAACTTCAAGAAACTGCATCACGTCACGAATACCATAGTTCTTAAAGATAAACGGCCAGCACAGAATTCGGTGCAAACCTGATCGGGCAATGTATCCCGATTTTGCTTTGTGCCGATGAATAAACCACCCAAAGTCCCAGAACTCTGCACCTTCTGGCGAACCATCATTAAGGCGCAGCTCATTTGGTTTATCGAATGGCGTCATGAAATTACGCGCCAGCTGATGCTCGAAACTTTTTGGCAGCCATAAATTACCAACCTGATGCCATTCGATTTCTTGGCAGCTGTAGCCATGACCAACAGCATCCATCGCATCAAACAAAAACATCTCAAAGTCTTGAATGTCCTCAATCCATTCACGAACTTCTTCAGCAATTTTCTTTTCTTGCTCAGATGCATTTTTTGGTGGTTTAACACCCCAGTCCAGACCGTTAATGCCTTTCTTGCGCTTATCCATTTCACTGAAGATATGACCATCACGCTCTTCCATATCAGCAAATAGGTCAGCTTGCGCTTGCAAGTTGCCTTGTTCTGCATCTGTGAGTAAGCGGTACATTTGCTGTGGAGTCATTCCAACCACAGGATGTTCTTGGGCCTGATTAGTCAGCCAAGCAATTTCAGCGGTCTGATTTGTTTCGAGTGCAGTACGATCTTGTTTTTTTGGGGAACGGTCTTTTTTAGCCATGATAGATGCAAATACAGTTTGAGGATTCTGCACCATTGTGGAATTTTGAAAGGTTTAAAATCAGGCGGAAATGCTTCCGCCCAATTTCATGCGCTCATTTGCGATTTAAGCGCCTTTTTCTGTTTTACGGATCATTGCAGCAAAATACGAAACAAATGCCGCAAAGAGCGTTTATAAAGATTTATAAATCTATAAATGCCATGCTTCAGTAATTGGTGATGATGAGTTCCTGTTTTTCATCACGACCTGAGCCTGAATTGCCCACTGAATATTTAATTTTTGTGGTGGAAATATTTAATCCATCAAAAGTGGCACGCATGTCTTTATGATCATTTATCGAGAGCATGACTTTACTTTTACAGGTCTTCATTAGCTCAGCCATCTTTTCATATTGATCAAGACCAAAACCAACACCATAGCCAGCCAACTTCCAGTACGGTGGATCAGCATACATAAAACTATGAGGACGGTCATACTTCAGCAAACAAGCATCCCAAGTTAAATGCTCAACTGTCACTCCGGAGAGACGCAAATGCGCTTCACTCAATTGTTCTTCTATGCGGAGTAAATTGACTGGTCGGGCTGTTGTTGCTGTACCAAAGCTCTGACTAGACACCTTGGCTCCAAATGCTGTGTGCTGTAAATAATAGAAACGAGCCGCACGTTGAATGTCAGTCATCATTTCAACACTGGCAGATTTAAGCCATTCAAACATCTGGCGACTGACCAGCGCCCATTTAAATTGACGGACAAACTCTTCAAGATGATGTTGAACTACTCGATACAAGTTCACCAGCTCACCATTCAAGTCATTAATCACTTCAACTTTGGACTGTTCTTCACGCATAAAGAACAAGGCTGCACCACCAGCAAATAATTCTACATAACATTGGTGTTCTGGAATTTTTTCAATCAGTTGCGACACCAAACGACGCTTACCACCCATCCAAGGAACAATTGGCTTGGTTTTCATTATTTCACCTACTGCAAAACTTTTTCATTTTTGATAGCCTGCAATAACTGTGTGCACAGTAACGAGGCTAAGCCTGCGGTAGCACTTTTACCAAAGGAGGCGACTCTTGCTCCAACAAGTGTCGTCACCTCGTTTTGAATTATTAAAAAATTAAAACTTGATAATCAGGGGGAAGTCTTTCCGTGCAAGATCAAACACCACCACTCACAACTCCAACACCACCTAAAACATCATTCTATAAATCTTGGATATTTTGGGCTTTGATCTATGGACTATTTGTTCTAGCGTACTCTTTATTATTTATCTTTTTTGATCCTGAAAAGAAAGTTCTTCTAACTTCAAATGAGTTAGGTGATTTTCTTGCTGGTATATTTTCACCATTAGCTTTTTTATTATTGTATTTAGGTT